GAGACTGCGTTTGATTGATTGAAGGCAATCCGCCGGAATTCGTTACGTCCGTCATGGGAACAAACGCGAAACTCGATAGGTTAGGACGTTCCCAAAGCGCCAGTGGCTGAATGAGATCGCTGGGCAGGGAGTTGGGGGGGGCCGTTCCCTCATTGATGACAACCTGGACTGAAGGATCGACTACCGCGACGGCGGAGACGACAAAGAAATCCTCGTCAACCTTGAAGGTCGTCTGACCCGCCATTGCCAGCGATCTTTGCACGACCCGATAGGCTGAATTGAGGAAAGGAATAAGCGCGGCATCCGTCCAGACGTTCCCTAGTCCAACCCCGGTTGACGTTCCGCCCGTTGAAGTAGAATTAGCTCCGGCCTGAGCATAAGTGAATTGGGTGCTGTTCACAACGGAGGCCACGGTGAAGGTTCCGTTGTAAGAAGCGTCAGATACCCCAGCAATCGCCGCCTGATCGCCCAGGATCAATCCGTGCGGCCCGGAGGTTGTAATCGTCACAACATTCGTCGCTCGTTGAATGCTGGCAATCGTGAGCGGAAGGCCGGGATAGCCTCCATCGTTCATAATCGCCCGCACAAGATTAGCGATGTCGCGGACGGTGTTATAGGCTGACGTTCCGACTACAGGCAATGATTAACTCCCCGGTTGAACGCTGGGACGGATTGCGTAAGGGCCAACGCGGAATTTCCTGGCGAGAGATTCATCCAGAATAGCTCCGCAAGACGTATGGATCGCAATGTCGCCAACCGGCAGGTCGCCGCCGCAACATGGGCATGACTCCTTCTTCCTTGCTTTAGCCAGCCATTCGCAATCCTCTTTCAGATACTTTGCAGCAACTCTCGCGGAATCGGAAATGAAATCGAAACGATGATACCGAGACCAATCCTTGTTCGCCATCGCTACAAGCTCGACCATCGCTGTCTCAAGACGTTTTTGAGAGCGTTCAAGCTCAGTCTGCTTGGCTTTTGGGGAGTCTGAAGCAAAGACGCCCCAGAAAGAATCGCTAAGGCCGGGAATATGACTGTTGATTTCAGAGCAGATGTCTTCGGCAATATCGTAAGCCGCAATGATTCGTTCGCTTCTGCGGTCGCGTCCTTGCTGGCCGGGAGAGAAATCGCCGCTATCGTACTTCTCCTTGACCCAGCCAATTTCCGTCACCGAGTAAGTTTGGCCGTCTTTCGGCGAGGAAATCTGGTACGGGCCGTGATACGATCTCATCACGAGGGGCATTGGCTCGTGATTGATGTTGATGACGTAGGCCACTTCTGAGAACCCTTTGACCATTTCAGGTGCTTCCATAAATCTCCTTTGTTTCTTAGGATACCGTCACGTAAGACCCCTTCAGGTAGGGCGACGTGTCCGATAGGATGTCGTACATTTTCTTGTTTTCATCGTCAAGGCGCTTCTGCTCGCGCCGTTTAAGAGCTTCAAGCCTGGTAGCTCCATCAATAGCTCTGCTCCGCTCAATGCGCCCAACGAGATAGTCTGTAATCGAGGGGGTGATCTGGACGAATCCATGAGCGGGAGTTTCGATGGTTTCACTGTGCTCATATTCGCCTTCAGAAGGAAACGGGCCAAGTTCCCGATAGTTCCACGATGACGCGCTGCCGTATTTCTCTGGAGAAATCCATTTTTCAAGTATCCAGCGGTCGAAAGTGATATGCCCTTCCTCATTCGTGCAGATGTATTTCGGGCATTGCTGAAGGAGATACACGGTTCCCTGGTAGTTTTCGTGCTCATCGTACTTATCCCAGTCACCGCCAATCCATGAGAGACGGTTCCAGCCCCATACGACGCGATAGTTTGGTTCCCCATAAAGATTGAGGCCGCCCGCTTCTGCCAGACGGCCCCTAATCTCTTTGGGAGTGTCGTGAGTTTCCCTGGTTACTCTAACTTTTGGCATGGCGTTTTAGGTATCCATGGGCGCGCGCGACCCATCAGAACAAGCTAACATATTCTACTACATTCTCAATAGCCAGAAGGCCGTCCAAGGCTGTAGATATAGCTTCCCATACGTGGATTGTCGAGCCAGATATTTTCACCTAAATCATAATAGAACAGATTTGCGGCTGCGATTCCGCCACTGGCTCCGTATACCGGGAAGACCGTCTTTCCCTCTCCATCCTCGAAAAGGCCAATCTCTTTCGAGACAGCCCTTCCCCAATGCGAAAGGTCGAGAAAGTCGATCCGGGTTTGATCGGCGTGGATTGAAGGCTTAAACGGCACGCCGCTCATGGTCAGATTGCCCGTAAAGAGGCCGTCGTAGCTGTCAGCCCGTCCGCCAGCGCCTTCCTTGATAACCTGGCTGGAATTGATGCCCAGATTTTCGTAGGCGTGTTCCTGCTCGACAGCGCCGTATCCGATGAGGTTGGGCTTGCGGGTCTTGCCAAGTTCGGCATTGATCCCAAGCGCCTTTCGGATCAGGTTGAAGGCGAGCCGGATATGCGACGGAACGAGCGCAGAGTTTGACGCATTGACGCTTGGAGTGGAAAGCTGAGTCGCGTAAGTCGCCTTGTTCAGCCCCATCCAAGTACCTGTTTTGGCGTTGTTTTGATGGTATTTCAGGCCGAAAATGCCGACGGGAGAGGCTACCCCTCCCAGACCGTCATAGACCAGAACGTCAGTCCCGGTTGTGCCGCCTGGTGCGGCATCGAGGGTGATTGTCTGAGTCGATGATACCGGATCGTGAGCAACAACCGTAGCGGAGCCGCGATAGGTTGCCAGCGTAGTGTCATAGACGCCCACTACCTGACCATCGTAAACGAGAGCAGCGCCGCTGGGAACGGACATTGTGAGCACGTTTGTAGAAACGCTTGAAACGGTGCCAATAACGCCATTTCCAGAACCCTGAAGGATGGTGTCCATAAACAACTTGAACTGGGCCAGCGAACTCGACAACTCCCGCTTGATGGCGTTTTCAATCGCCTTCTCCCGCGAGTCAGTCGCATATTTAACCTGAGTGTTGATCTCTACGGCAATTCTGAAATATTGCGGAGAGATTTGGGCGAAGTCGTAAGCGGTCATCGAGCCGCGTCCAAGGTCGCCGCCGTCGGGACTGTAAGCTCCGGCTTTGCCACCGGGAGTAAGCGCCAAAGGAAGGCGCATGTTGCGCGAAGAAACGATTTCAGCGTCACCGCGCTCTTGAATCAAGCCGTGCAGCATGGAATCCTGCTCAAAGGCCAGTGCGACCTTATCGCGTACTTTTTCAAGCTGCAATGCTAACGTCTGTGCATTTGTTCCTGCCATTTATGTTCTCCTTTTTTGATTCAAGCAGCGCGGGAAAGCCTACTTTTTCCGGGAGACGGGACCGCTATAAAACAGAATGTCTTCCGGTGACATATTCTTTGCCATCTCTTCAGTAAGAGCGGGCTTGGAAGAGCCTCCGGGCGGTGCGCCGCCGGTAATGTCGGCCCTCGATGCTGCCTGTTGGGTCTTTCTAAGCGTCTGCTGGCTTTGGGAGACGACTTCCTTAGTCCATTCAGACACAACTTTCTTTGTTGCTGAGGTAATAAGCTGCTGAGCTTTGTTGTGATAGAGATTTGCCACCCGTGTCTGAGCGTCCTTCCCGAAGTTATACTGACTGGCGGAAGGGTGAAAAATTCTTATCACATTGTTTTGGAGTACAGTATCGGACTTGATCGTGTTCTCGATGTCCGAAAACACATCCCGAGCGATACGGGCGCGAACTCCTTCCCTGGTTTTAGGAAGTATCTTTCCCAACTGCTCGGAAATGCTCGACTCAAGCCTCGTGCGTATGTCAGCTTGAACAGATTCCGATGCCTGCCGGTACTGATCGGCCCTGAACTGCTCCTGCTGCTGCTTCAACTGCGTCGATTGCTGCTCGATTTGCGACTGGCGCGGATCGAGTTTAGCGGTGGATTGCTGACTCAGCCCTTTGGAATCGGCCCAGTTGACCAAAGCCTGCACAAGCTTCTGTACTTGCCCCTGATCTCCCGAGGTGATTGCTTCCCGAAGAGCTTCAACATGCTCGTCAAAACGCTCCGGCTTGAGGACTGAAGAGAGCACCTGGCCAGCCAGCCCTTTGTAGCGGTCAGGATCGAGGCGGCTAATCACGTCCAACGAGACGAGAACGCCGCTGGTAAAGGCTTCGGGGTCTTCCGAGAACATATCGGAAATGACTCCTGCCTGCTGCTGTTTATCACCTGAAAAGAAAGCTGCATCAGTGTCGTCAACCGATTGGGCTTTCTGCATGAGTTCTTGAATGGCTTCCGGGCCTCCCACTGTTTCGAGTGCTTCTTTAGCCGCTCTCGCATCTGCAAGGGTTGGATAAAGCGTTCGATAGTTTTGGCCTGCAACCATCCTGTCCCACAGTTTTTGCGCTTCTTTACCATGTTGTGGGTCTGCATAGAGCGCCTTAAACCAGTCGGGAGGCGAGGGACCGACTTCTCCCTCGATTTCCGGCACGGTTTCCGGCATCTCTGTTTGTTCGGGTGCTCCTGTTTCTAATGCGGACACATCTTCGGAATTGATTCCAAAGTCGTTTCCGGCATCGAGCGCCGTATCACCTGTAACGTCCGGTTGAACATCAACAGATGCTTCGGGTGCGGGCAGTCCCGCTAGCTCTTCTGGCATGTTTTATTTCTCCCTTCGTTAAATCCCTAAAGTTGCCTCTAGGGTTGCTGCTGTTGCGACGGTGAGGGCGCTGGCGCTCCCGGCTGGGGCTGTGCTTGCGCCATCTGTTGCTGAAGGGCTGCATGGTGCATGACTGCATGTGCCCTCACATTCGCAAAACCTTGAGGATTCTCTATTTTTGCCTTCTGGCCGTCGTCGGAATTTGACCATGCCTGACATTCGACGAATTCCACCTGGTTATCATCCATGATGGGATCAATCGGCACCGTAGGCGTTGTCTGAGGCATCATCTGGCCGGTAGTTGGGTCAGGCTCCATCGACTGGACGGGCGCTGCCTTCAAAAGCTCCTGAATTTCACGAAGCTGCTTATTCCTCGAATCCTCTCCGGGGATAACGAAGTCAGTTAGGCCGAGCAGGCCCTTGATCTGCCCCAGATTCGGGGGATAAGTAAGAAACGGTCCAATCTGAGGATCATCAGAGGTCATCAGTTGCTGCAAAACGCTTCGCTGATCGCTCTTCAGGCGCGGGAAAGTTTCATCAGGCTCTGGATAAGCCTGAATGTTTCCTTTTAAATCAGTCAGCATAATCGTTTTGTATTCCGTCTCTCCGTTTTCCTGGAAGATGGGAATTTCAACGTCTTCTGGCCGGTTCTCTCTGAAGCATTCGACAGAGAGCATCATTGTTTCCGCATAAAGCTTCTTAACCCTTCGCCACACAAGGCCAATCCGTCCCATCGCCTGATCTCTCGCCATTGAATAGGCTTTGGCCGTCTTAACATCTGGCATCGAACCGCCAAATACGGCCGGAAACAGCCCAGTAAGCATTTGAGCCACCGGGCCAACAAGTTCCTGCATGTATTGAGGTACTTCAGCGGAAATTACGGCTGGATCAGGAGTGTAAAAATCGTTTCCAAGCGGCGTTCCCTTGGTCGAGGGAACAGCGGGATACATCGCTTGTGGCTCAACCGTCGTATTCGGTAACGCATCAAAATCAATAGTTGAGGGATTGGCGTATCGTTCGGGGATGCCAAACTCGAAAGTCTCTGCCATCATGTTCGCATAGGAATTGTACTGATCTTGAACGTCAATAAGAGGGCCGCCAACTGAAGGCCGATGCTGTCCGTCGCCAGGATAAGCGTTTTCCGTGCGCCAATGATCGTCAAGCCCTTCATCTCTCGCCTCGCAGTAAACATCACCGGCAAAAGCCATGTAGCAGCCGCTGGGGAATATCTGAAGCGCCCGATCCCTTACGTCCTTGTCGGCAATATCATAAAACGACCAGGGGCGCAGCCAGGTACGAAGAAACGTGATCAGAGAGGGCAGCGCATCCCCAGGCTGGGTGAAAGGCATCGACTGAGAAACGGATAACCGTGAAGTCCTTGCATAAACATCTTCAGCCCCCGTTGGATACGCTCCGCTCAGTTTATCCGCCACCTCTGGATAAGCGGCCTTCAGCTTTGCCTTATGAACTTCAATCTGCCATTGAAGATAGGGGAACTGCGATTGCTCACGCGCCCAGACTGGCGTATTAAGCTCCAACGCCCCTACGAAGTCGATAACTTCCTGGCCCCTTGGAACTTTATTGCGGCTTTGCACTGAAGGCACCGGAACGTAGTCGGCTGGCTTGAAATTCTCATCCGTTAGTGGCTGGCCGCATTGCTGGCAAAACTGCTGTCCCATCATCGAATCGGAGGCTGGCGATTCCTGTCCGCAGTTTTGGCAGACGTGTGAATCTTCACCCATCTTGGCGAAATCTTCACCCATCGCATCAATCTGGTCATATCCAAACTTCTCACCATCGACCACATACCGAACGTAGGAACCGACTCTCCCATCCGTCCAGAAATAGTAGGCAAGCTCGGTCAATTTATCCTGGATATTGTTGTTTTGTTCGACCAGTTCGGCAACTTCAGAAGCCGCCTTGGCAGCGGTAATATCCTGAATGTCGGAAGGCTTTCTCGGCCACCAATGAACGGTTGGTATGTCCTGAGAAATCAGCGCAGCGAAGGCCAGACCATAGGCAAGATAGTAGTTTGTTACATAAGCGAAGCGTGGCTGCTGTGTCAGATCATCAGCGTTATCCATCTGAACGCCAAGCCCCAGCGCGTTACCAGACGGCAACTGCCAGAGGCCGGAATCTCTGTCAAAGTATCCATACTGAATCCCCTGCCAGAAGAGACGGGCCTGCCTGACCTGCCTGATTTCGTGCCGGCGCGCCACCATCCCTTCAACCCGGATTTTCTCGCTCAAGTCTTTCAGCGCGGAAACCAGCTTCGGATCGCGTTCTTTCAGCTTTTCAAGGTTGTCTCCAATATCGTCGCCATAAAGTTTCTTCGCCGCTATCAGACCGGGAGAATCCTCAAGAGGCTTGGGTTCGGTAGGGACAACCTGCCCTCGAAGGTCGGGAACTTGCTCATCGGTGCTCTTCGAGGTTATCCCGCCACTTACAACCTGCTTTTGAAGGGTTTCAGGAGTTGCGCCCATTTATCTGTTTTTCCTTGGAACGTGCGCTCCGATGCCTGGAAACTTGCGATGCACGGCCCCTCTTACCTCAGCCTTTTCAGAGGGTGTCCCGAATTGGGAAACTCTGGCAAGCGCGTTTCTGCCGTGAGCTTTATCCTCGATAGGGTAGGCACGCTTACCGGGAATTGCGAAAGACTTCTTAGATAGGCTTTTCCTATCTTGATACGAAAGATTAGCCACGCTTCCTCCTTGGAACATGGGCCTTCTTGGTGTACGGAAGGCCCGTTTCAGGCGTTGAGGCAAAATCATGTAACTGCTGATGGCTCATCGCAAGCATCCCCTTATTGGCTGAATGCAACTCTTTAGGGTCATGCTCGGCAATCGCCATAGCGCGTCGTTGCCTTACCGATAATGACGGAATGGAAGTCTCCTAGTTGATTGTTTCAACGTGCAAATCGACGAGTTGCGCCGGGTTGGTGGCTGCTGTGCCGCTGGTCAGGATTACAAAGAGGTCATCCTGATCTGCTGTATCGAGCGTCCCAATCGCCGCCGTCCCCGTATCGACTGCCACAGGCTGGAAGGTGGCGATTGACCCTGATGCAAGCTCGCCAATCCAGTAGCCATCCGTCATAATCGTTCCCGCCGTCGCGCTGACGGCGTTGGTATTGAAGTCGCACTGGAAGGTGGCGTTATAGGCCGCGCTTGTAAATGGGAAGGTATTCAGCATCGAGCAAACCGCTGTGGGCGTTCCGGTAGTCCAGATGGGGCCAAGAGACAGCGCAATCGTCCACGTAGCGGTATTGACGGCGGTCGCCGCAATCTTGCCGGTCACTCGAATGGTGCTGCCGATATTGTTAAACAATCCAGCGGGAAGGTGAACGCTTCCGAGAACTGCAACGTCGGTCGCCGGAATGTTTCCCGTCGCGGCAAACGGCCCGAAATGCGCCTGAAAGCCGTGCGGACTGTAGGACGGCTGATAAGCGAAAGTGGTGTGACTCAAGAACACAGGGCGATAGACATTAACCACATATCCCGGAGCAAGTCCTGTCGTTGTAACGGGAGTTGTGAAGGTGGCATTTGAACTCATCGCACAGGCCGTCACCACGTTTTCGAGCTTCGATAAAGTGCAGATGGCGCTTGTGATGGGCAACTGATACTGAGTGCTCGTTCCGGTAATGCCTTCATAAGCACGCCAGCCTACAGCCCCCGTGGAAGCTGCGGGAGCGTTGAAGAAGATACCATGCAGAGCGTCCGAAGGAGTGAAGGTATAAGACGCTGAGCATGGAGACTCGCCGCCCAGCATGTCGATGTAGGTAACGCAAACATAGACGGCGGCATTCGGGAATGTGCCTGTAACGGTCGAGGAAATCACCTGTGTTGCGCCCGCCGTAGCGGTGCGGGTTGCCGGAGTCGCAAGCGCCGTCAAAGTGCTGGGCTGTGCCGTCCAGTAGAACGGGACTGCTGAATCATCTCTGATGCTGACGTTATAGAACGGAGCAGCCGCTTGAAGGATGGCAACGGTGCCCCCTTTGGCATACCACTGATAGCTGACTTCGACCACACCTCCGCCGTTTGCATTCGCCGCATCAATCGCTTCCTGAAGGCCTGCAGTTCCGGAAGAAATTCTATCTCCCTGACCATGAGTGTAAGTGAAGCTTGCGGTAATCAGGCAGCTTCCATTACCGGAGTTTGGAGCGCATCCCGAAACGGCGGTTGGAGTCACCGTTTCCTGGCTTGCGCCTGTGCCAACGGTGATAGGAGCGTTCGTCGAGTAAGGCTCGATAACCGTTCCGTCAGGCAGCGTTACCGTGCCTGAAGCAACGGCAATCGTCGCCGATCCGGTTGCGGTGTTGCCACTCGAAATCTGGCCTGACCACGATCCGTAGCTGGTGGCAACATACTTTCCAGCCACACGTGACAAAACAGACTGCCCGAAACACGGGAGTGCCAGAAACAGGCCCAGGGCCAGAATTGAAATTCGTTTCATTCTAATTCTCCTTTTATTGAAAACCATTATCGTGTTACTTTCACCGTTGTTTTGACCGCGTTGGTCAAAGTTTTAACATAGACGCGCATGAATTTCGCTTTGATGGGAACCAAGTCAGATCGGGCAACGAAACCGGCAGATACGGCGGTTATCGCGCCTGCCGAGGGCACTTCAGTGAAGTAAACGTCTCCATCGGTGTCGGCTTCCTGAATATCAATCTCGAAAACTCCGGGATCAGCCGAAAATATGACTTCAACTGATACATTAGAGGGATAGTTGTCATACTTTCCGCCCAGACCCACTTCAACGCTTGCTTGAGGGGCCGCTACGGTCTCAGCGTTGAATAGCAGGTAGGAATCGCCCTGATAAATCACGCTGGGAGGATTTGGCTGCGTTGCAGTTCCGGGAAGGTATTGATAATTTGGCATAATTCCTCACAAATTCGGGTTTTGATTCATCCGCCAATGACCTGTCGGGCCTTTTTCTACCGCCAGTATCCGCCCTGTATCGGGCATCGAGCCGGTATGGGGAGTTGGCCGGTGATCGTTGACCATCGCATCTCCCGCCAGTACGTTGCAGGAATGCGTTACGAGCACATGGGCCTTTCCCGGTGTTTTCTTGGCTTGCGCCATCTTTTTCGAGAGGCCGGAAGTGAAATTATCGTAGAAATCTCCGTAAGACTCGCCTTCCGGCACTTTCCTTGATGGATGATTGATGTAATACCCAATCCGCGACGACGCATCGGTACGTTTCTGGCCCGACAGATAGCCGACATCCCAGGGACGAAGCGAGTCATTCGATTTAGGCGGGTTGCCCGTGGCTTTGCCCAGAATGTCGGCTGTCTGCTTCGACCGAGCCATAGGGGAGTGTTCGACAGAGGCAATATCCCATTTTTTAAGCCTTGCGGCATCCTGGACAGCCTCGTTTTTGCCCTCTTGGTTCAGCGGAAGGTCGTATTTTGTTCCTTTGAGCCTGCCCCCGCCTTCGCCCTTGTTGAAGTCGGTCTTGCCGTGGCGAACGAGAAGCACGGTCGGATGCTCAAATTGCTTCTTATCAGTCTTCTCGTTCGCCAACGCGTTTTTCTCCCGCCCGTTCAAGGGCTTTACTCTCCATATCCCGCCGCCATGCCTGCCACGATCTGTTTCTCGTTACCCGCTGGAACGCTCTATCGGTAATAGCTTCAATCTCCTGATCGGTAAGGTTTTGAGCGTCTTTCACCTTCAGTCTGGCGCGGTCAATGACCGTTCTCAGCGATATGTTCTCTCTCTTAACCGCATCGTATGTTTCACGTTTCACAATTTGAAAAGAGAATAATTTCTTGATGAGATTCATGTTTCTGTGGTACAATCCAATCATGCGTAAACTAACCTGCTCGAAATGCAAAGGCCCGACAGATCGAAATGGACGTTACTGTCTTTCATGTCACGCTTGGTCGATGCGAGAATGGAGAAAAACCCATCCCCTAACGCCTGA